GTCGTTCGCATGGTTCGCAAGGCCGCGACGCAAGGCGCAATGGCCGGCTGGGTGGCCGGCGAGAGAACGGCGCGCTCGCACTGGGGCCGCGAGATAGATGCGCTGCGCGAACGGATCAAGCAACTGGAGATGGACCAGATTGCGGGGGCGAGATGATCCTCGTCTTTACCCTACTAATCCTGTGCGTCTGCGCGCTCATCGCAATCCCGCTAGTTCTGGACTCTGATCTGCGCCAGAACATGGCATTCTGGGGCGCTGTTATCGCTGCTCTCGCAGCCCCGTATCTCATCATGGAAACCATTAAATGACCTGCAACTGCCACCCCGAATCGCCTTTCCTTTGGTACAAGAACAAGCGCCCAAGCATCTTCGTCGAGCAAAACATAAATCAATACTCGCTGCTCTCGCAAAAGCAATCCGCGGTCGTGGAGCGCGAGCGCCAGGCTGGCCGCGACATCGCCCACATTCCGGGCCTGAGCAAAGCCAGCAATGCGCAGCGGATCACCGACGTGCGCCGGTTCACCATCTACAGCAAAGCATGAAGCGAGGCCACCGCATCGCGCAAGTGCGAAGCATCCTGCGCCAGGCGGAAGACGGCATGACGGTCAGCCAGCTGTCGCACCGCACCGAGCTCGACAGGCCGCACCTATCGCGTATCTTGAACAAGATGCCCGACGCCTACATCGACCGCTGGATCAAGCACACGCGCACCTACGAGGCGGTCTGGGCCGTCGTGGTGCCGCCGGAGAACTGCCCTAAACCCAATGTCAAAAACTGAAAGAAGAACATGGAACGACTAAACCACGAGGAAGTCCTAGACCTGCTAAAGGACAAACTCATTTTCAAATACACACCAGCTAAGTATCGTCCGATGCTGATGGTGAGCGTGATGGATCTGTCTGATGAGATTCAGGACGAGCTTGAGCGCCGTAACGCGCAGACGCAGGAGCACGCCGAAAAATTGGCCCTAAAAGGTTGGCAGTATTTTGAGTGTCCTGCTTGCGGTTCAGAAGGAGCAAGAGCGTTTCCACAGCCAGAACAGGAAACGTCGCGCCCAATCTATATCGCAGAGGTAACGATGCCTGAACCGGACGATATTGGCCCGTGGTGCGACGGAAGTTCTTGGTGCCTGAACTGCCATCACGAGTGGGTTGCTGTCTGGCCTCTTGGAGCTGAATCACTGGAGTGCCCAGCCTGCGGAAGCACTGACACAGATAGAGATCAAGAAGGTCCACACGAAAGAAAAAAGAATGAGAAACTGGTTTCCAATCCCCCGCAATGCTGAATCTGCTACCGTAATTCCACGCAGTCGGTTGATTTCTTTAGAGAAAGAGGAGCAGATTGCATCCCATGCAAAACGACTGGCGTTAGAGCTGGAGTGCATTTTACTTGCAACTCATGATAGTGAGGCTGCAACAACTTGGTGGCAGTCTGCTTATCAGGCCCTTCACAACTATCAAGACGACATCGACAGACTGTATCCGCAGGATCACGTTAGCCCGCTCGGTAAGGATTAATAAATGCACGACACAGAACGCAAAACCATGCGCGAGCACATCGTTTTCTTGGGCACGCAGCTGGAGAACGAGCGCCACCGCTCAAAAGAGAAAAGCGATTTCCTGCGCCGGCTGCTGCACCCCGAGGATCTGGGTCACGCCGTAACGGCGGAAGTTCGAAAGTTGGCCTACGCAATCATCAATAACGAATTTAACGAACAGCGCGATCAGGAGAACAAGAAGTGACGCCGCTACAGGAGTTTGTAAAGAACCGCTGCGTGATGCACGAGGGCTGCTGGGAATGGGCCGGCGCCGTCCAGCCGCACGGCAGCACGCCGACGATGCGCCATAACGGCCGCGTGGCTGGCGTGCGGCGTTTCCTCGCGATCGACATGGGTAAGGAAGTCAAGGGCAAGGTCGTGACGCACAAGTGCGGTAACCCTGCCTGCGTGAATCCCGAGCACCTGGCGGTGATCACCCGCGGCAAGCTGCAAAAGCGTATCGCCGGCGAGAGGAACTACAAGACGAACCCGCTGCGCCAGAAGAAGATCGCGGACAAGGCGCGCGAGAACTCAAAGCTCAACCTGAGCATCGTCGAGCAGATCCGCGCAGCGGACGGATCGCAGCGCAAGATCGCCGCCGAGTACGGCATCACGCAGGCCACCGTGAGCTGCATCAAGAGCGGGCGCACCTGGCGCGATTACAGCAATCCTTTCTCGGCCATCGTGGGGGCGCTGACAAGATGAGAACAGTCTGCGTCTGGGTGGGCAATTATGGCGACTATGCAGTCCCTGAAGAACTGCTGCACGTCCGTATGACTAAACATGGATGGCCTGACCGCCGCTTCAAAGAATCTGCTCTGTTCCTACGGTGGGTGCAAGAACAAGAAGAGGCAAGTAGACAGTCTTTAGGAGAAAACAAATGAACCAGCTAATCCTTCGCCCCTCCGCCGCCTCGCGCTGGATCGCCTGTCCGGCCAGCGTCAGGCTGTCAAAGGACATTCCCGAGCAGCCACCAGGCGATGCAGCAATGGCCGGCACGGCGATCCACGCGCTGGCCGAAACCTGCTACCTGCTGGACGATAAGCCTCTTCACAGCCTGGGCAAGACCGTCGAGGGCGTCGTCATGGCGCAGTGGCACGTTGATATGGCGCAGCAGCACCTGGACGCGATCCTTGAGATTGAGGACTTTGTCGGCGCTGAGAACGTGAAGGTCGAGGAGCGCGTTCTGTACGCCGACTGGGATACCGTTCTGCTGCGCGGAACGGCTGACGTGGTGGCCTTTAATAGCTACACACTCATTATTGCGGACCTGAAGACGGGCGCGAACTACGTCGACGAGAACAGCGACCAGCTCAAGATCTACGCGCTCGCGGCCATTGCGTCCTTGGAGCTGGAGGGTATTCAGGAGGTAGAGCTGCGCATCGTGCAGCCACGCACTGGCGGTGTGCGCATCCACCGGATGACGATTGAAGAACTGCGCAAGTGGGAGGACAACGTCCTGCAGCCGGCCATCATGGCCGTCACGGATGAGAACTCCAAGCCGCGGCCGTCAGAGAAAGCCTGTCAATACTGCCCGGCAAAGCTGACCTGCCCGGCGCAGCACGAGGCTTTCCAGCTCGTGGAGCAGCAGCCCAACATCACCGCGATGACGAAGGACGAGATCCAGGCCGTGATGGTTCGGCTCTCCGACGATCAGATCAGCGACCTGCTGGACCGCGCACCGATTGTCGAAGCGTTCATCGACAGCCTGAAGAAGCACGCGCAAAAGCGCATGGAAGACGGGGGCACGCTTGCCGGGTGGCAACTCGCGCCCAAGCGCGCCACGCGCAAGTGGAAGAGCGAGGCAAAAGCCAAGGAAGCGCTCATCGAAGCAGGGATTCCTGTGGAGAAACTGTTAATAACAGAGTTAATTACGCCGGCAGCTGTGGAAAAGCTGTTAGCAAAAGAGCAAAAGGTAATGCTTGAGGATTTAACCGTAAAGGAATCCTCGGGTGTCACCATTGCGAGGGACGCAAGCCTGCGTCAATAATCAACGCCCCGCAAGGGGAATCATCAACTCACGAAAGCAAAACGCGAAATGCTAAATCTGTCTTCTGGTGGCGGCAACGCCAACTATCTGCGCTTCTCCCCTCAAGCGAATGCGTGGACGAACTCCAACAACGAAGAAGTGCAACTGAAGAAAGTCGTCTTCGACTTTGACAACGTAACGACCGGCTGGCTCCTCTTGGGTACCGGCGTGCGTGACTGGCAGCCTGATGCAGCCATTGGCCGCAAAGGTGCGCAGCCTACTCCTGACCACAAGCGCGGTTTCGAGGTGACGTTCTACAACAAGGAGATCGGCACCGCGTCGTGGTCCAGCAACGGCGTCGGTCCCAACATGGGACTCGAATCCTTGTACACCCAATGCGCAGCCCAGCGCGCAGGCAACGAGGGCAAGCTGCCCGTCGTTGAGTACAAGGGATCGCGCCTTGAGAAGATCGGACGCGGCACCACGCGTATCCCTCAGTTTGAGATCGTCAACTGGATCGCTCGCCCGGATGGCATGGGCGCACCGGCGGCGGTTGTCGATGAGGAGGAATATGTTGCAGCGCCTGCACCGGCACCTGCGGCAGCTCGCGCTCCGGCGAAAGCCGCGGCGCCAGCGGAAGATGAGATGTTCTAACCATAAGTAGAAGAAACGCCGGGGCCAGCAGGTCCCGGTTTTTTTGACTCTGAAAAACTGCAAGGCACAAATGCAAGCCGAAGAAATAGCCAAGGCTTTAGGCAACGCCAAGAAGGTAAACGGCAATTGGGTGGCAAGCTGCCCAGTTCCAGGACACGGAAGAGGTAACGGAGACAAGAACCCCAGCCTATCCATTAGCGAGACATCGGACGGCAAAGCGCTTTTCCATTGTCACGGTGGCTGCGATCAGGGGACGGTGTTCTCCGTGATCCGTGAGAGAGGGCTGCTGCCGGAGTTTGAGGCCAGACCCGAGCCGCTAGCGCTGATCAAGCCCGTCGCCGTCACCAGGCAGCTTGAGCAGGAGTGGCACTACACCGACGAGGAGGGCGTCACGCTGTATATCAAGCAGCGTTACAAGACCACCGACGCCAAGGGTAAGGACTACAAGCTGATCAAGGTCGACGAGGCAGGCCGTCGGCACGCAACGCTGGGCGATGCCCGGATCGTGCCATACAAGCTGCCCGAATTGCGCGATGCGATCAGCAAAGGCCGCTACGTCTACCTCACTGAAGGCGAGAAGGCGGCGGACGCCGTGATCTCGCTGGGCTCGGTCGCTACGACCAGCCACGCGGGTAGCGGAACCTGGCCCGACGCCATCACGGAATACTTTGCCGGCGCGAACGTGGTGATCCTGCCCGACAACGACGCGCCAGGCTGGAAGTACGCCAAGAAGGCGGCAGCCAAGATCCTGCCGGTCGCCAAGAGCGTCAGGGTGATCGATCTGGGCGGCGAGCAGCTAGGCGATGACGCCTTCGAGTGGATCTACAGCCAAGGCAAGACGCGCACGGACCTAGCGGATCTGGTCAAGGCGCAAGCGCCGATTACCAGCGAGCAAGAGGTCCATGCGCCAGAGCGGCTCAAGGAGAAGCCGGCAACTGAGCCGGCGCCGCCAGCTGCAGCGGAGACCGCCATCGCGGTTTCTGTGGATACACCCAAAGAGCAGCCTAAGCGCACCCTCAAGCTCGAGTCATGGGACGACATCAAGGACGAGCCGGTGGAGTGGCTCATCCATAAGGTGCTGCCCAAAAAGGGATTTGCCGCGCTCTATGGCCCGCCAGGTAGTTTCAAGTCGTTCATTGCTCTGGACCTGGCGGCGGCCATCGCGCGCGCGCAGCCCTGGATGGGGCAGGACTCGAGCCCAAGTGATAACGGGGCAATCATCTACATCGCGGGCGAGGGTCATGGGGGCATTGGCGCACGGATTAAAGCCTGCCGCATCCATCACGGTATCGACAACGGGGCGCCGATCTATGTCCTGCGTCACCAGGTGAACCTGCGCTCGAGCGCCGATGACATCAATACCTTGATGCTTTCCATCGCGCAGCTGCAGGAGGACCGCGGCTTTGTGATCGATCTGATCGTCATTCT